GCACGGAGTACATCGGCATCGGACGAGCGGCCTTGATATCGAAGAATGCGTCCAGAATGAACTGCTGACCGGCAGCGCCGGCACCGACAGCGATAACCCGCTCAATCGGCGGGTTCTCAAGGATGAAGTCATCGTTGAGAGTCGGAGCAGTCAGGAAATGCTGAGAGAGATGCCACGCATCAATAGTCCCTGCAGCAGTGGAACGCATGAGGCCAGTGATTTCCGAAGGGTTGTAGCGGTACTCGGCCCAACGTTCCTGATAGCCGAACACCGTGTCGTCCGCAGCCGGCACGCCAGTGAAATAAATCTCCTTTTGGAGAACAGCCTGTTCGCCCAGAGCGGCGAACACAGGAAAGTAAAAGTCATACCGAGTTGAGCGGGACCAGTGCTTACGCATGCCCTGCTGGTAGGTCAGATCAGCGCGGACGCTGATCATTCCGATAACGTAGCCGTGCTCGGTGAAGGATTGGGTGAAGCCGTGACCGTGGGCAAGCACAGTGCCCATGGCAGCGAGATTGCCCTGGGGGGTGTCGGTGTACCCGCCGGCGCCGGGAGAACCTGAAGTTTGGGCGATGGGGTTAATTGATACCGGAGTCGAGCCTCCACCGAGATACTCGGGACGCTGCAAGCGGGCGTCAGGAGACATGACGCCAAAGTGAGCCCGAACAATTTCCGTGTAGCGTGTGCCACCGCGTGCGTCCCTCTCGAGGAGTTTTTGAATCTGGAAAGCCTGACGAATCTGGTTGATCGTTGAGGCAGTAGCCGCCGTCAGATCGACTTGAAGCCCCGGGTTGTTCCAGAAGAGTTGATCAACCGTGGCGTTGCTCGAGGT